GGCTGTCTGTACGTCCGAGCTGTTGGCTTTTGCTGAAAGAGCAGTATTAACGTCTGTGGAATTGGCTTTACTTGCAAGCTCCGTATCCACATAAGACTTATCGGCTTTTTCGGAAAGCGTTTCAAGAGCGTCCATGAACGCCCTTGTGATAACTTTATTCTGGAGCGGATTGGTCGAACTTGCGCTCATTTCGCCATCAACCGTTACGGAACCGCCACCTTCCTTTGCGTTGACCTCGTTGATTGCGTCCACAAGGCTGTCTTTGTTAGTTGTGGTCAGCTCCGTCAGGTCGCCGATATCATAGAGCAATTCGTTGATGATGCTGCCCTGTGGCGGATTGATCACTTCCGAATCAATAGCCCGTGAAACATTGTATCTGTACACGGGTGATTTCTTAACAAAATCGCTTCCTATGTAGGCAATCTGCATTTCACCATGACCTTTGACCGATAACTCAATATCCGTAACGGTCATTGTCAGCGTCATGCCTTCTCTGTCATCTATAACTTCCGTAGCGTTATAGGCTTCGGTATCACCGTGCCGTAAGACCCGAATCTTAAAGACCCCGTTACCATACGCAAGCCAGTCCTCATCATATCGGAAGACTATCTTTGTTGCTTTATCCTCTCCCTCGTAGCCAATTTGGATAAGGCTGTTGGGAGATGCGTTAAGCTTTATCATCTGGATCCTCCTTTACGCCGACGCTCTCACGGGCAAATCTCCGAGTATCTTTAAGGTGTTTCCGCTCTTCGACGATACCGTTGCCGTTATGACCCCTGTTGCACTGACCGTGACCGGAACGACATTCACCCCGTTAAATCCGACCATCTGGACAGTTGATCGTGTTCCAGGGAAACCCGTGCTGATTGTACCGACCGTGATTGCTCCCGTTGATGCGTTGGTTATATCTGCGATGATATCGAGGTAGCATTTTCCACCCATGCGATAACTGCGATTGGACAGCGTAACGTCGCTTCCGGCTGTGACCGCAAGCCTCCGCATTCTGTGTGTATCGCACGGAGCACCCTCAATCAGTGCGACCGATGTAATATTGATCGTCTTTGCGTTTCCGGAGTAGTTCGGAGCAAGGACAGACAAGCGAATGACCGCACCGCTTCCGATGCTTGCCTCTGTCACGAAGCTAAACTTCAAGACCTCGCGATCTACGGAAAGATGCGTGGTTCTGTTCTGACCGGAATCATACGTGTCGGAGCTTCCGCTTTTGTAGCAACACTGGATGACCGCGTAGCAACCGTTATCAATCCACGACGGAATGTTCGTTCCGGCAATCTCGACTGAATAAAACGTGTTTGCTTTCAGTGCTTCACTCGGCACAATCCAGCCTATCTCCTGATATGACGTACTTGCCGCCGAAATCGTCAGCCCGCTCGAAACGAAATTCCCCGTGATATTCGTCCCCTGACGCTTGCCCGCTCCATATGCCGGTCGAGCAAAGACCTTGAGGTATCCAATGTCTACAAGTTTCTGTATATCGATGATTGTAAGCCTGCAACCCGTATCGGAAAGCTCCTGCATGCTGTCGATATTGTATGTGTGCGTCGGATACGTGGTTAAATCCGCAGTAAATCCTCCGCTCTGCGCAACCAGTGCAAGCCCGTCTCTCGGATAGGTCTGAACAACGATAGCTACGTGGCCCATCCCGTAGAATGCCTTTGAAGCATTCGCCGACATCCCGTCGATCTTGGAAAAGATTACGTCCCCTGGTCTCAGTATGTCTACTGACCGCACAGAAGGAATCGTAAAGAGCTGTTTATGTGCGGCGAACCATTCTGCGAGCTTGCACACTTTTAAGCTGTGCGTTCTCCCGGACTGGACAGGGATTGTCGGGAAGTAGTGAGGACCAACATAATCTCCGATGATATTTTCGCTGAGACTGTACCGGCTGTTGGCGTAAGGAATTCCCTGAAGGACTGCACACACAAAAGACGAGCAATCAATATTTCCTGTACACGTTTCGCTGTAAAGCGTTCCATATCCATTTCCAGTATACTGGACGGCACTGTTCCCGACGTAGCTTGCGATTACGCTAAAGATGTCATCCAGCGGGACCTCATTCGCTGTAAGCGGTCCTTGATCGGGTACCGGGAATACATACGTCCCATCACTTCTCAGCCATCCCTGATTTATGTCCGAGCCGCTTATGTATCCGCATCCTTCATAGCATCGATACAGGCAGGGACCGCCCGATCCTATCGTATTGTCATCATGCTCGACAAGAACATATTCGCTTGTCGTTGCTGTCATCGGAGTTGTGCCGCCTGTCCCGCTGAAAGTCGGAATGACTGTTATATCGTCCGAGTTGATGATTTTTCGGACCGCCTCTGCATAACGCGGATACTGTTCTACACTTTCGGCTGCATCCTCAGCCCGTCCCGCATAAGTATTTGCCGAAGTTGCAGCGGATGCAGCCCTGTCGGCTGAATCGTCAGCGTCGGACGCAGACCCTGCCGCCGCTCGTGCAGCTTCCTCTGCTGCTGCTATCTGCTGTTCGAAGTATGGGACGCAAGAGTCTGATTCAATACCGTCCATATCAAGCGGAGAACGTTCCACGTCCCACACGATGTTGGCGGTTCTCCTGTTCCCTCCTCCTGTTGTAAACACAAACTCTGCAACTCCCTTGCCGGGAGCGGAGGTCATCTGCTCGGCAATCGTGACCTCAAAATATCCGTCTTCCATCTCGCTTGTGTCGTATCCTGTCTCGGATCCAGACTCTCCAATGAGTGCAGAGTAAACATTTCCGTCTGCTTTGTAGATGTTGAGAGTTATGTCCCAACCCGCGCCAGCAAAATACGAGTCTCCATCGTCAAGCTGGAATCCAATCGTAAAGTCATACTCACCCTCGTTAAGATGCACGACCGTCGGAGAGTAGCTGTGCTTTGGGATTGTATTAAGTTTATAAATCGTCATATTATATCACCTCATGTCGGACGCAGTTTTCTGCATCATAGCGCGGAGCGTGCCGTTAAGATTTTTCTTTGTTGTCCCGAAAGTCAGACTTGCGTACTGCTCTTTTAGCACATCCCAAGTTATACTTACGACTTTGACACTGCTCGATATGCCGAGCGGCTGATAGATAACTTTAGCTGTGTCGCACAGGCCTATATGCCGCAGCGGGATCTTTCCTTCATATTCCGCCGTATGAGAAAGTTCATAGCCTGTGAGTGTAATGTTATTCTGGAGTATCCATGGCGTATTCTTTCTCTCGGCTGAATTTCTGCTGTCTGCCCTTGTGCCGAACACCGTCGACTCCTTCATTTTCGGAGTAAGGTCTACAAGTTTAAAGTTCGGCAGGATTCCTACCGGAGATGTTGCATCCGACTTCCAGTTGTAGGCCTTCGCATTATACGTTTCGTTGAATGTAGAATATATGACGGCTCCCGTATAAGCTTCCCTGCTTGACGTTGTCCCCGTGATTGAAGATATATTCAGTCCATATCGGAAAGTAATTCCCGTATTTGACCCTCGCGCCGTATAGAATCCTACCTTCCACCCGTCGTATTTGATTTCTCCATATCCAAGATGGTCCGCAATACTTCCATCCGCTCCCTGGATATATTCACGAACGCTCAGGGGATTCTTGATATCCGTCTGCACAGACTCCGTAATGTTAGATTCAAAAGTCAGGACATTGGCATATGCGGGATAAAGATAACTTCCGGAACTTTTGAAACCTATGATGTTATCCTTCAGTCCTGAGAAGATAGCCCTTACTGTCTTAGCCGAATCCATTGTGCCGTACACGTAAAGGCTGTTCGTTATCATTCCTACATGCTTAGCGTAAATCTTGATCGTCCTCAACATCCTGGATACTTTATAGATCACGAAAGGCTGTGGAACATTCGTATCATCATATGGAGCGTATATAAAACGAAGCTCGCAGATATAATCCGCACGTATCCCGTTGGTAGGATACTCCGCCTCAAGCAGACACTCCCCATTACGGCCCTCCGTGACCTTGCAGGACAGGATGTCTGTCATATACCCTAATCCGTTCGACGTAAAAGCTGTTTCTGAAAAGTCATATAATCTTGGGATCATATCGTATACCACCTCGGATATATTTCAAAATCGCCCGCATAGCTCTGGAAAAAGACAAGTTCTCCCGTGGGGATGCAAACTTCTGTATATCCTGTTCCAAGCGTCTCCGTGATCGAGCTGTTTGCGCTTATCGTCTCAAATGGGAATTTCACCGTTGCTTCATGCGTTTCTGCGTCATATACGACATCCTTCCCATCAAACTCATACCCGCCTCCCTCATAACCGAATTCCATATAGGCAATAGAATTCCCCCCGCCATCGGTAATATCAAGCTCGTTGGCGGACATTCCCTCGATTTTCGCGATTATGATAGGATTTGCGACATAGCCAGTCGGGTTTTTCAGTACAAGCGATTGACCTGACTGAAGTCTCTTTGGATAAAGTCCATCTCGAAGGAATTTTTGAGGCTTACAGGAGAACTGCAAATCGAAACTGCCCGACCTGTTCAAAGCCCCTACCTTCGGATTTAAGGGACTCACAGGTCTTGCAAGACGGTAGTATTCCGGATGATACGGATCTGTCAGCATATAGTAGTCATCAGTATGCGCGTTCCACCACTCAGCAAAAACGTCGAATCTTTTTTCAAAGTCCCTTGAGACCCATGCGGGATATGTGACCGTAACATTTTTCCATGCTCCGACATAACTGATCAAGTCTCCGTTTCTGCCCGGAATATTTGCCGTTTCGACCTCTCTTGAAGCAGTTGCCCATGAATTATGACCGGAAACGTGAACTCCAAAGTCAGAAGATGCCTTGTTGTCCAAGATGAAATATCCCATTATTTCACCTCCAATACATTTTGGATTTTGTCTATTACAATATCAGCAAGCTCTTCCACGTCCTGACCCTCAGTCCCATAGACATTAACGGTAAGTCCGCCTACATTCGTTGTCGATCCGCTTCCGTAAGAAGAGCTGAAAGCCGTATTCCCACTATATCCAAGGATAGCCCCTGTCTTTTTATAGAGATCCATCGCTCGCGTACGCTTCCCGGCTGACAGCGGAATGACTACTTCAGGTTCATTATTTTCAGCGAGCCATGACAGCTGTTCGGTCGTGACGAATCCGCCGTCTGCATGACCGGCCACGTTCTTTACAACTTCCGTGATTGTCCTCGTGATGTTGACGAACGCCTGCAACGGTCGGCTGATAATGCTCTGCATCGTAGACCATGCGGAGGAAGCCGCGCTCGCCGCTCCATTGACGCTTCCGACATTACCGCTCATCGGACTTGCGATAATCGGCACCATCGAACCATGTGCG